GGGAACGGTGCGCACCTTATTTGGTATGCACCTGTTTGGTAAAGGTAAACGCATCACCATCACAGAGGGAGAGATAGATGCGATGAGTGTGTCCACCGCCTTCAATGGTAAGTGGGCAGTAGTCAGTGTTCCTTCTGGAGCGCAGTCGGCTATGTCCGCAATCAAACACAACCTTGAGTACCTTAATAACTTTGATGAGATCGTTCTGATGTTTGATATGGATGAGGTAGGCATCGCAGCTTCCAAGAAGTGCGCAGCTATCCTTCCAGTAGGTAAGGCATTCATCGCTAACCTTCCAGCTAAAGATCCGAACGAGTTGCTGATGGAGAATAGAGGAAGTGAAATCATTCAGTCGTTCTGGGATGCTACGCAGTACAGACCTGATGGCATCGTAGCTGGTGAGGATATGTGGGACATTGTCAGCAAGACTGAGATTGTAGACAGTGCTTCCTATCCGTTCGATGGGCTGAACCGAATCACAAGAGGACTACGTGTTGGAGAGATTGCTACGTTCTGCGCTGGCAGTGGTGTTGGTAAGTCAGCCGTGTGTCGTGAGATTGCGTACCACCTAATCAAGAACAACGAGAAGGTTGGGTACATAGCCTTAGAGGAAAGCATCAAGCGATCGGCTCAAGGTATTATGGGTCTGGCTATTAATAAGACTCTGCACCTTGGCACTGAAGTGAAAGAGGATGAATTAAAGAAAGCCTTCGATGCCACAATCGGTAGCGGAAACTTTGTTACCTATGACCATTGGGGTTCGATTGAATCCGACAACCTAATCAACCGCATCCGATACATGAACAAAGGTCTTGGATGTAAGTGGATATTCCTTGATCACGTTTCGATTGTTGTGTCTGGTCAGGACGGAGACGAACGAAAGATGTTGGACATTCTTATGACTAAGCTGCGCTCTCTTGTTGAAGAGGTTGGTGTAGGAATGATTCTAGTTTCACACCTTAAGAGACCAGAAGGCAGAGGCTTTGAAGAAGGAAGAGAGACAACTCTTGGACACCTCAGAGGTTCAGCTGGACTTGGTCAGCTAAGTGATATGGTTATCGGACTGGAGAGAAATCAACAGGACGAAGAAGTTAAGAACGAAACAACCATTCGCATTCTCAAGAACAGATTTAGCGGAGAGACAGGCGTAGCTTGTACTCTAGAATACAACAACAACACAGGAAGATTACATGAACAAAATACTTATTTCGAAAGTAACAGCGATGGCAATATGGTTGATCCTAATCTTTTGCCTGTCGAACCTGCTAGCCAAAGCACACCACACGGAGGAAAAAATGGACCATTCTAAACCAACAGAGACTGAGATAAATATGCTTCTCTCAGCCATCATGAAGGTGGAGACTGGAGGAGAACCTAACCCAACCTATGCGGTGGGAAGATACCAAGAGATCGGTCCATTCCAAATCACACACGCTTACTTTGAGGACTCAGGTATCAAAGGTACATGGACAGAGAACTGTCTGTACGTTGACCGTTCCGTTCTAGTTATGCGAGCATACTGGAATAGATATGCAAAGCTACACACCTTGGAAGAGTATGCGAGACTGCATAACGGTGGTCCTAATGGCATGAAGAATATTAACACGCTGGATTACTGGCGCAAAGTTAAGAAAGAAATGGAGGCAGGACGATGAGACGCGCATACTTTGATATAGAAACAACAGCGGTAGACAACTGGTCTACGCTTGAGGGTATGGACAAGATCCATTGTATCTCTGTTTTATCTGAAGACGACAACAAGTGTTTGTCCTTTAGTGGAGACAGTATCAAGCAAGGAATAGACTACCTTGTTGGACATGACCAAGTAGTAGGACATAACGTTTTAGGTTTTGATATACCTGCTATTAAGAAGCTGTATCCTGATACAAAGTTTCCTGCTGTACACGACACGTTGGTCATAGCTTCAGCAATCCATTCAGACGTACGCGCTACCGACTTACAAAAGCCACAATTCCCAAGAGAGTTAATAGGCAGACAGTCGCTGAAAGCTTGGGGTGTTCGCCTTGGTGTTCTGAAGGGAGACTTCGGCGACACAACAGACTGGACTACGTGTAATCCTGAAATGATTCAGTACTGCGAGCAGGACGTAGCAGTTACGTTCACACTCTACAAACACCTGATGTCGATGGAGCCATCAGATACTATGCTTAAGATTGAGCATAAGTTTGCGGAGCTTATGAAGATGCAGGAAGTACACGGCTGGAAGTTTGACACGGAAGGCTGTCGCAAGCTGACCAAAGAAATAATGCAAAGACGTGCTGACCTTGAGAAGCAACTGCAAGAGGCGTTCCCACCTAAAGAGATTTCTACCAAAACACCAGTTTGGAAAACTGATGATGGAAAAATATGGAAGACGAAGAAGGCAGCAACGGAAGCAGGACACAAACCTTCTGAGGTAAAGAAAGATGGATTCAAGACAAAGAAGGTTCTGTTCAATCCTGCATCTAGAGATCAGATTGCTGAACGACTGACTGAAAAGTATGGGTGGAAGCCGAAGCTGTTCACTGCGTCTGGTAAACCGAAGATCGATGAGACTGTATTGAAGAGTATTGGTAAGCCTGAAGCAGAATTACTGTTCCAGTATTTACTATGCATCAAACGCCTAGGTCAGGTGGCGGAAGGTCAAGAAGCTTGGCTCAAGCTAGCAGACAACGGTATCATGAGAGGACAGGTTGTTACCAATGGCACAGTGTCAGGACGTTGTAGTCATCGCCATCCTAACGTAGCGCAGGTTCCAGCTGTTGGTGCGGAGTACGGTAAAGAATGCCGTGCGTTGTTCGGAGCCAGAGACGGATACAAGCTAGTCGGCTTCGATGCGTCTGGACTGGAGCTGCGTTGCTTAGGTCACTACCTTACACCGTACGACAAAGGTGCGTACGCTAAGGAAGTTATTGATGGTGACATCCACACTCTTAATCAGAAAGCAGCAGGATTGGCTACACGTCCAGAAGCGAAACGTTTCATCTACGCTTACCTCTACGGTTGTGGAGACCAGCTTCTAGGTGAGATGATTAATGGTGGGGCTGCTGAAGGAGCTGCTTTGCGTAAGCGTTTCCTCAGTAAACTTCCAGCGTTGAACAAGCTTATCAATGATGTGAAGAAAGTAGCGGAGGGTCAGAAGTATTTAAAGGCTATCGATGGTAGACGCTTACACGTACGCTCCAGTCACTCAGCTCTTAACCTGTTACTACAAAGTTGTGGTGCTATCTTAATGAAGACCACAAGCTGTTACTTGTATCACAACGTTATTAATCTAGGTTGGACACACGGCAAGGAGTTTGCGTTTGTCGGAAACATTCACGACGAAATCCAAGCAGAAGTAATTGAAGGGCGTGAGGATGAGTACGGTAAGTTAGCCGAACAATCCATTAAGCAAGCTGGTGAATATCTCAAGTTTCGTTGTCGCGTAGATGGCGAATACAAAGTCGGAAACAACTGGGCTGAGACCCACTAATTATGGCGTACCGAAATCAACACGATCATACAGGCAAGTGTAGCCAGAATGGAGAGAGAGCAGAAAATCTATTTGCTTCTCTTATTGAGAATGTTGGGGGAATAGCCGCCCCTTCAACATTAGCAGAGCAATTCAAAGGTATCGATTATCACGTAGATCTGTGTGGGAGGGTTGATGTTAAGTCGAGGGGGCGAACTCGCAGAGGAGATGATTCTCCTGACATTAACAAGGTATGGCTAGAACTTAAAAACGTACAAGGACGTACTGGCTGGGTCTATAACGAAGCGGACTACATCGCGTTTGAAAGAGCTGAAGAGTTCTTAGTTGTTAAACGCTTAAGCCTTTGCGATCTTATTGAAAACCTAGTGGACATGGATGACATAGTACTGAGTCCCTGTGAGTGTATATACAACCTGTACTCAAGAGTTGGGCGTAAAGATTTACTTACCAGAGTTTATGTCGAGGACATCCGCACCTGTTCACACTACATACTACCAAAACAAGATGAAGACAGTATTAATTGATGGAGACGAAGTAGCTTACAAGGCTGCTTTCGTATCAGAGGTTCCAATCAAATGGGACGAAGACACTTGGACTTTGCATTCAAGTGAGAGAGACATGATAGACGCTATTCAGACTATTATTAAACAAGCACTGAAAGACACCGACAGCGAGATGTTTCACGTAGCTCTGTCTGGGTCTAACAACTTCAGACTTGATGTATATCCAGAATACAAAGCTAATCGCAAAGGTAAACGTAAACCTCTTGGACTGAAGTTTTGCAGGGAATACATGCTTGAAGAATACTTAGCGTCAATGGATGACACGATAGAGGCTGATGACCTGCTAGCTATAGAAGCTGGAGAACGTCCAGACAGTGTTATCTGGTCTGTAGACAAAGACTTCCTGACAGTTCCTTGCCAACTATTCAGAGAAGGAAAACTGCTTCTCATTACTGAAGAGGAGGCTGACTACTGGTTGAAGTATCAGACAATGGTAGGTGACGTTGCTGATAACTTCAAAGGAGCTGTAGGATTCGGACCCAAGAAGACAACCAAGTGGCTGAAAGATAAGGGAGCCACATGGAAGTCTGTTCTTGAAGCCTTCCTATCCGCTGGGCAAACTGAGAAGGACTGCACTACTAACGCTATCCTTGCGCGTATCTTACGCACACACGAAGAGAAACTTAATTGGAAACCAGACTATGAAAACTGAACAACCTACAACATTACCCGACTCAGGGGAACGTTCTGAGTTTGATACAGGCGCAGTCCGTGACGCTATGAGCGGTAAAGGAATGCCAAGCCTTATACCTATCGACGCACTCCGTGCAGTAGCTAAACGATTTGAAGACGGAGCCACTAAGTACGGACGTGATAATTGGAAGAAAGGGATTCCAGCTTCGCGTTACGTTGATAGTTTATACCGACACCTATGGCAGCTGATGGAGGATGACACCACTGAAGATCACGGTGGTGCTATCATCTGGAACGCTATGTGTCTGGTTCAAACACTGGATTGGGTGAAGCAAGGAAAGCTTCCGAAGGAGTTAAATGACCTATGAGTAACAACTATATGAAAGGTCACGGTGAAACTTTGTCACCTATATCTCCGACACTTGTCAAAGAACTTGACTCAGTCTTTGCTGCAAAGGACTTCAATCCAGAGAACAGTAAGGATGAGATGATGTTCCACTACGGACAACGATCAGTGATTAGGTTCTTAAAGCATCATCTTAACATTCAACAAGATAATATATTAAACCCAACTAAGGAATAAAGCTATGTGCATGTCTAAACCTAAGATCCCAGATCCTCCTCCTCCTCCAGCTCCGCCACCTCCTCCAACTCAAACAGCAAAAAAGGTGGAGAATAAAACTCTGAAAAACCGAAGCTCTTCTAAGAAGAGGGGAACAAGCGCATTAACTGTACGTCGATCTTCAGTAAACACTGGATCATCAGGCAGTGGAGCGAGAATTAATTACTAATAACTATGGCTGGTAAAACTCTAACACGAGTACAAGGTGGAATCACCGAAACAATTCATATCAATCGAGATAGATTTGCTGGTGTTAGAGCTTTATCCAGCGGTTATGTGTACCCTGCTCAAGAAGTAGGGACACCTAACGAAGATTACTTTGTACTTACTAAAACCGACGACCGAAACTGGAGGGTAGTAAGTGACCTAAGTGATGATACTCTTGGCGAACACAATGGAGGTAAGAAGTTCACTAGCCTAGGAGCCATGCGCACAGGCTTGAATCGTATTTCTTTCGATGTTGAGCTGCACAGCGGTGACTTAACCGACCCACCTGAAGGAGGCTACGCTATCCGCTTATCTTACAGAGATAAGGATGACGACCCAGTTGTGGGAGCAGCTATTGGTAGTGTTCGCGTTACGGAGGGT